CGCATGGGGATTACTAAGTAATGGCTTACGCATCTATTACCTATACCAGTGCTTCTGGTACAACGTTTGCTCTTACCAACAGCAATGGAGATGCTATTGAATATCTCCGTCAAAACGATATTTTTGTTTATGTAAATGGTGTTTTAAAAACACTTACAACTGATTACACCTTTAACACTGCTGGAACTTCAATTGTTTTAAATACAGCAGTTAGTAGTGCAACAGTTCTTATTCAAAGAACAACTGAAATTGAAGATAACGTAGTTACTTATACTCCTGGTTCAACTCTTACGGCAATTGATCTTAATAATGCTTCAAATCAAAATCTTTTTGCTCTTCAAGAATTTCGAGATACTTACGGTGCTCTTCTTGGTGGTGGTGGGGATCTAAGCAATCAAGCAGCCATTATTGGTTCTGGTGAAACTTGGTCGTCTAATAATTCTCAATGGGCAACCACTGCTGCTACTGATAACCGTATTGATAGCAAAATTGATACTGCTTTAGTAACTGATGTTATTGCTGGTACTGATATCAGTATTACTGACAACAGTCCTAGCAGCGGTCAAATTACTATTAACCATAACGTTGCTGGTGCAAATACTACTGTTAATAATAGCGATGGTACTGTTCTTCAAGACATTACAGTAACTGCTCAGGGTCACGTAACTTCTGTTGGTTCTTATAATCTTGATAATCGTTATTACACCGAAACAGAACTTGATAACGGTCAACTTGATACAAGATATTACACAGAAACAGAAGCTGATAACCGTTTTGTAAACGTTATTGGTGCTGAATCTATTGATGGTGTAAAAACTTTTACTAGTAGCCCCATTGTTCCTACTCCTACAACGGATTATCAAGCAGCAACTAAATCTTATGTTGATGCTAATTTTTGGAATAAAACTTCAGAAACTATTGATGGCACAGAAAGTTGGGTAAATAACAACACAACTGTTCCTACTACTCAAGCTGTTAATAACCGTATTGTTGACCTGCTTAACGACATTGGTTCTTACGTTGTTGTAGCTACTGAGGTTACGTTTCCCAATGCTGGTGTAGTTGACGGTGGTGGTTCTCCTGATGCTGGTGTGTTAGTTGAAGTTACTGATGCTTCTGGTCTTGCTTGGACTAGTGGTACTTCAACTAACGCAACAACTACTAATGGCACTTCTGTAACAATTACTGGTATTACTGGTACTGGTCCGTTAAACTCTGGTGGTATGCAAGTGCTGTCCACAAGCACTCTTCATACTTATACATTTGTTAAATGGACTTTAACTTCTAGTGTTGCTCAGACTATTTCTGACAACATTACTGAAATTCTTCAAGCAGATGATAATGCTGCTGCTGCTGCTGCCTCTGCTTCTGCTGCTGCTACTAGTGCTTCTAACGCATCTACAAGTGCCTCTAACGCATCTACAAGTGCCTCTAACGCAACCACTTCTGCAACTAATGCTGCTAATAGTGCAACCACTGCTCAAAGCACAGTAACAACTCTTCTTGGTTTAGGTTATCTAGCTAATTGGGCTTTGATTACTGAAGCTGTTGGAACTAGTTCTGATTACGGTAGTCTTTAATTAAAGGAATTTTTGCCAATGTCCACTCAAATTCAACGTCGTCGCGGTACTACTGCTCAACACGCTTCATTTACTGGAGCTATTGGTGAAACAACTATTGATACTGACAAAGAAGTTGTTGTTGTTCACGATGGTACTCAAGTTGGTGGTTATCCACTGATGCGTGAGAACGCCTCTAACTCTGCCCTTGCTCTCGGCTCAGCTGCAACTCCCAGTCTCAAGTTTACCGGCGACACCAACACCGGCATCTATAGCCCAGGCGCAGACCAAGTAGCCATCTCAACTAATGGCACGGGGCGGTTGTTTGTTGATGCGAGTGGAAATGTTGGAGTTAATACCTCTTCAAACTTGTTAAGCAACGCCACTCGGACTACGCTAAGTCTTAATAACACTGGGAGTGCAGCACTTGCTCTTGGCGTAGGCGGCACCAGATATGCCCACTTTTATGCCGACGCAACTTCCACGGAAATCAGCGCTACGTCTAACTACCTGTATTTCACTGCAGGTGGTTCTGAAAGACTGCGCATAACAGCGGCAGGGCTTGTAGGTCTGGGGACTTCGGCCCCGGACGGTCGTATTACCGTCCAACGCCCAACAAATAATCAAGGTATTTCTGGAGGTATTTCCTTTAAAGGTCAAGACGGAACAACTCAGGGTGGCATTGGAACTGATGGTGTAAGTACCAATAATTTACAAATCCTAGCTGCTCAGGGCATTTATTTTCACACGGGCAATACAGACGGAACAACAAATATCAGGGCAACGCTTGATTCAAGTGGGCGATTAGGCATAGGAACTAGTTCGCCTGGAAATCTTCTTCATGTTGAAAGTAGTTTTTCTGGAACGCTTGTAAAAATTAAAAACAATGCAGGCAATACTAGCGCGGATACAGCATTAGAAATTGAGTCAAGCACAACAGCGGCTAAAACATTTTTAGTCAAAAACTCAGGAACAGAAAGATTTTACGTTAAAGGAGACGGAACAAGTTATTTTAACGGGTCAGTAGGGATTGGCACTACAAGCCCCAGTCAACAAGCTGCTACAGGAACTGTTTTACAAGTCAGCGGAGGAGAAAACGGATCTGAACCTGCACTTGTCTTGGGTAATTACAATACAAATACTGCTGGCAACAGGGGGCGCCTAGATTTTGTTGGCGTTTCTAGTCTTGGAAACCCAAAAATCGTCGGATCAATAATTGGAAAAATTGAGTCCACTGGAGCAAACACAGCAAATGGTGCCATTGCGTTTGAAACATTAAATGGGGTAGGACCTGGAGGAACCGAACGCGCCCGCATCGACAGCTCCGGCAGGCTCTTAGTTGGCACGTCTACTAGCGTTACAGGTGCAAACCAACCTCAGTACGCAAAACTTCAAGTTATTGGCAACACTTTGAGTGGCGCTCGTGCGGGCTTGATTGCACTTGGCCGTTCTGCTGCGGCATCTACAATTGTTGCTGGAGACGGATTAGGGGGTATTACTTTCGGTGATAATGCTGCAGGTGAGTTTGCATATATTTTTGGAGAAGCCGATGGCACTGCCGGAACGAATGACTATCCGGGCAGGTTAGTGTTCTCCACTACGGCAGACGGCGCGGCTAGTCCGACGGAGCGGATGAGGATTCGAAACAATGGCGACATTTATTACGGAACAACTGGGCAACCATTCTTTTATTTTATGGATACTGACGGTTCCTCCCCGGATGGAACTGGAAAAAATGGCGTATCAATAAGCAACGGAGAGATAGGGCCTGCGATTAGATGTTATGCATCCGCAAATAGTTGGAATCATGTAGGTTTTTATAACAATACGACGACAGGTGGAACGCAAGTTGGAACTATTACTACGTCTACAAGCGCCACTGCCTACAACACATCGTCAGACTACCGCCTCAAAGAAAACTTTGTCCCGCTAACCGGCGCCGCCGATCGCCTCAGCCAGCTGCAGGTTCACCGCTTCAACTTTATTGCTGATCCTGACCACACTGTTGACGGTTTTATCGCCCACGAAGCCCAGGCCGTTGTTCCTGAGTGCGTCACCGGCGAAAAGGATGCTGTCGATGACGATGGCAATCCGATCTACCAGGGCATCGACCAATCCAAGCTGGTGCCCCTGCTGACGGCTGCGTTGCAGGAAGCCATCGGACGCATCGAAACTCTGGAGGCTGAAGTTGCCGCTCTCAAGGGCGCGTAGTCACCTTCACTAATGGCGGGCAACCGGCCTTATTAACTGGTTGCAACATTTATACTCTTACAAGACACTTTAAAGTCATGGCTACTGAATTTACTTGGGCAATTGCAAACCTTGAGCGCGAAACCAATGATGGTTACGTGTTTACTGCTCATTACACCGTTTCTGCTAAAGACGACATCTACTCTGCTGGTGCTTACGGCAGCCTAGGTTTTGAGCGTCCCGAGAACCTGATTCCCTTTGCTGACCTTAGCGAAGGCGAAGTTGTGGGCTGGGTCCTTCAAGCACTAGGCGAAGAAAAGGTCACCGAAATTTGTCAAGCTCTTCAGAATCAACTTGACGAGCAACGTGCTCCTTCTAAAGCTGCTGGAGTCCCTTGGATTAGTACTGGTACACCTTAATGTCTGCTCGTAAAACAGCAAACGGAAAGGCTATTAAATTGCCGCCTAAACCTAAGCAAACGACTCAAGGTTCTAGTAAAAATAGCAAACCTAAAAACGGTCAGAAAGCTTATCGAGGTCAGGGTCGATAACAGGGTTACGTATTTCTATATACCAACCGTCTTCGCCAAAAACGCCATTTTCAGTAATTTCTGGTTGCAGCTGGGGGTCTGACTCTTCAGCTGCTTCATGGTATTTACGAATTTCTTGATTTAAATTTGCTTCTGTTTTAGCTTTACGCCAAGTTGTTTCAAACCAGATAATTAAAGATTCGATACACTTAGTAAAGAATTGTTTGAAGGTCATTATCGTGCCTTTTGAATCTGCTAAACAACAACGTTATATGTTTTCTCAGCATCCTGAGATTGCTAAGAAAATGGTAGAACATGCTAAAGCTGCTGGACAACCAGTTGTTAAAAGTAAAGGTAAAAAAGATGGCAAAATGAATAAAGGTTATAAAACCAAATAGTTATGGCTCAATCAGGAGGGAGGCGTCCTCAAACGCGACTACAGAATACTGCTGATCGTAGGGCTGTAGAAGCTGCTAGGACTCGTGGTGATGAGCGTGTTACTGGTCGTGTGTTGCAGGGTCCTTCTGGTAGCCGCCCCCAGAGCACCACTAACGCCCGTGTTGGCCAGCAAGGCGGTTTGACTATGCAAGGGCCACGGAACCCTAATCGCAATAACAGCAGCCCATTGCCGCCTGCTAGAGAGCGTCGTGGCGGTTACATGACGCACACTGTAAGGGCCACAGGAGACACTACAAAGCATCCTGAATTGACTCGTTATGTTCCTACTGATCTAGCTCGCAACGCTCCTATGCGCCGCTCTCCTATGGAGCAAGCTGTAGGTAACGCAACTAACATGCTTGGTAGGGCTGCTACGTTGCTTCAAGCTGCAACTATTGACGTAGCTAATCCTCGTCCTGCTGCAGCTCAACAAATGACTAAAGCTGCTCAAAACGCAGAGTACAGCAGGCAGAAAAAGGAATATCAAGGTAAGCAAGATAAAGGATCTTTTGACAGCGCTTTTGGTACTGCTCGTAAACAGGGCGCCAAAGAATTTACTTGGCGTGGTCGTCAGTACAACACAAAACTTAAAGGAGAATAATTATGGCTAAAGGACCGTGCTGGAAGGGTTATGAAATGGTTGGTACCAAAAAGAAGGGTACTAAAATGGTTCCTAATTGCGTTCCCAAAGGTAAATAATCATGCGTGAAGCAAACGGTTACGCTAAAAAGCCAGGAAAAGTTACCAAGGTAGCTGGTATCAGTTTTGATATGGCTCCTGACATTGATGGATCAATGAAGTTGAGTCCTTCTGAATATCAAAGTGAACTTAAAAAAGTTGGTGATGTAATTAACAATTCAAGTAGCGGTCTTAAGGAACGCGCCAAAATGATGCGTCAAAAGTACGGTATTAAAGGCGTTTAACAATGGAACCGTCTTTTCTTTTATCCCTATTTTTTGGTTTTGCCACTATTGGTGGCGGTACTTTTGCTTGGACTCACCGCAGGCACAGTGAACTAGATCAACGTCTTGATACCGTAGAGATGACACTTCACAAGGAATTTGTTAGAAAGGACGAGCTAATGCCAATGATGGATCGACTGGATAAGAAGATTCAACACATTGATGAAAAGTTAGATCGCATTCTTTTTAATGGCCGACATTTCTCTTCGTGACGTAGCTAAGTACTACAACAATCAAGAGCATCAAAACTTTGCTTTGGATTTTCTGCAGGATCAGATTCCTCCAGGAACCATGGCAAAGTTTTCTGATCTGTGGCGGTCAGGACCTAAAAACAATATTCCTAGTACTGGTTCTTGGGATGGTGTTGTTGAGTTAGCTCGCAAAGCTGGAGCTAAATATCCAGAACTTGTTGCTGCACAGTGGGCTCTTGAAAGCAATTGGGGTAAAGATACAAGTGGTGTTCACAATTATTTTGGTCTTAAAGGCGCTGGTAGTCAGCTAAATACAACTGAATACATCAACGGTAAAGCTGTAACTATTAAAGATGGCTTTAAAAACTTTTCAAGTCTTGAGGAGTGCGTTAAATACCTTGTAGAACGTTGGTATAAAAATTACAAATCTTGGGATGGCGCTAATAACGCAGGCAATATTGATGAAGCCGCTAAATGGCTTATTAAAGAAGGCTATGCAACTGATCCGCAATACGTAACTAAACTTCTTGCTCTTGTTAAGAAAAACAAGTCAACAGAGGTTCGTGTAGGGCAACTTCTCAAAGTTCCCTATGAATATCAACTTGATAACGGGCCTACCGGATATCGTGAGTGTTTTTCAAGTTCCTGCGCAATGGTGGCCAGATACTACGGCAAGTGTAAAAACGATAACGTCTATAACCAAGTCAGGAGTGTCTATGGTGACTCGACAGATGTAAATGCGCAGCTTAAGGCCCTTAAATTCCTTGGGTTAAACGCTACGTTTACTCAGAAGGCCTCAGAAGCCTCTCTAAGGACCGAGATTGACGCTGGACGACCTGTAGTGTGCGGATGGCTCCACAAGGGCCCTGTAGGGGCTCCTAGCGGGGGCGGACACTATTCTGTGGTAATTGGTTATACCGCTGATTCTTGGATCCTAAATGACCCAAATGGAGAAGCTAATTTAGTTAGCGGTGGTTACGTAAATCACACCAAAGGTTTTGAAGTTGCTTACAGCAAGAAAAATTGGAACAAACGTTGGCTTGTAGAAGGACCTAATAGCGGTTGGGCAGTTATTATTAAGCCGTAGCGCTACCCCTACTATTTATGGATTTTTCTGATCCCGCTGTACAAGCAACTTTTTGGTCTTTGGCTTTTGTTTTGTCAGAAGTCATTGGTATGTCAAAGCTGAAAGAAAACAGCGTCGTACAGTTGTTGTTGAAACTTTTCCGAGTGTTTTATGGCAGCTTCGCCAAAAAAGTCACTAAATAGTACAGAAGGTCTTGCTTCAGACAGCGATCTATATAGTTTGCACCGTTTGGTTGCTACTAAATTGATCGACCAGCTGAACAGGGATGATGTTAAAGCTAGTGATCTTGCTAACGCAATTAAATTTCTTAAAGACCAAGGTATTACTGCTCTCAATGGCGGTGATGTATCTGCTATTTCTGAAATGATTTCTTCTCTTCCAGAAGTAGATATTAAGAAAGTTAGATCGTATATTGGTGCTTAGGAACTAACCCTCCTATATGTACCAAGCAGAAACCCCGGAATGGTGACAACACCTTCTGGGGTTTTTGTGTATCTAACCCCTGATGAGGCGATGGCTAATCTTTCGGCTCTACAACGCAAAGAAGCGGTTTCTCAGTGGCGACAATCAATTAAAGAAGCCTTTGGACATAAATGTGCCTATTGCGGCTGTTTAAGTGACAAGTTAACGCTTGATCACGTACACCCCAAGACTCGTGGTGGTCAGGATGTATCAACAAACGTTGTTCCAGCTTGCAACCGTTGTAACCACAGCAAGGGTTCTGAGCACTGGATAATGTGGTATCAGCGCAAACCTTACTACTGTGAGGAGCGTAAGAACGTAATTTCACAATGGATCAATTCGACGAGGTTTACGCAGCTTTACCCCACGGCGGCGTAGATATGCCTCCTGCTGTTTGCTTGACTCCTACGTTGGAGCAGCAATTGCGGCTAGAGCGCGTAAAGCGTGAACTAGACGAGGTTAAACGGGAAGATCTTGAGCAGTTGCTTCTGAACTACATCAGGATGACTTTTATCCTGCAGAATAACCTCAGTCAAGTTTTCAAGTGGGCTAGTGGCAAGAAGCAAAAATCAGACTGAACAAATAATTCAGGAGGCCGTTGAGAGTTTTCCTGTTTTTGCTACTCATTTGTGGCACTACTTACGGCTTCCTAGTCCCACACCAATCCAATACCAAGTTGCTGATTACCTGCAGACAGGTCCCAGCAGAAGGATCATCATGGCGTACCGAGGCTGCGGTAAATCCTTTCTTACTGCAGGGTATGTGCTCTGGCGCTTGCGTCGTGATCCTGACTGTAAAGTGCTGGTGATCTCCGCAGCTCAAGACCGTGCAGACGCGTTCAGTGTGTTTTGCCATGACTTGCTTCGAAACTGGTTCATGGTCAAGGACTTGTTCCCTAGCGACACTCAGCGTTTCTCAAAAGTTGCTTTTGATGTTTACGGCGCAAAACCCGATCAAAGCCCTTCAGTGCGCTCTAGTGGCATCTTCGGGCAAATTACCGGCTCTCGAGCTGACCTTATCGTTGCAGATGACGTTGAAACCCCACAGAGCTGTGAAACTCAACTAATTCGAGACAAACTTCGGGAATCTATTAAAGAGTTTGACTCCGTTATCAAACCCGGTGGTGAGATCGTGTTCCTGGGCACTCCTCACACCCAAGACTCTGTTTACGCAAAGCTTGAGACCTCTGGATACACCGTAAGGATTTGGCCTGCTCTCTACCCCACTGGAAAGAAGCTTAAGGACTACTACGGCAACCGTTTGGCACCAAAGATCCAAGCAGATCTAGAAGCTGATAAAGACCTTTCTGGGCACCCTGTAGACCCTCTACGTTTTGATTGGGATGTACTAGAAGCCCGTCAGATGTCGATTGGTCGTTCTACGTTCAACCTTCAGTTTCTGTTGGACATCAGCCTGAGTGATGAAGAAAAGTTTCCTCTCAAGCTCAGAGACCTCTGTGTGTTCCGTCTAAACCGCGAACAAGGGCCTAATAAGGTTGTTTGGATGGCTAACGGCGATAAGGCCCTTGATCTGCCCTCAGTTGGCCTTCATGGTGACCTTTTCTTTAAGCCAGCGCAGATTGGGGATGAGTTTCTTGAATACACCGGAGTGGTCCTTTCGATTGACCCTTCTGGACGCGGCTCCGACGAGCTGGGATACGCAGTTGTTGCCTACTTGAACGGTAACCTCTTCCTCCTTGCCTCTGGCGGCCTTAGGGGCGGTTACAGCGAGGTCAACCTTAAAAAGCTCACCCTCATCGCTAAAGAGTACAAAGTCAAGCAAATATTGGTCGAGAGTAACCTCGGCCTCGGGATGTTTAGCGAGTTGCTTAAGCGTTACCTCGGAACGATTTACCCCTGCTCTATTGAAGAGGTCCGACACACAAAGCAGAAAGAAGTCAGGATTATCGACACCCTTGAGCCTGTCATGAACCAACACAGGCTCTGCGTCGACACTGACGTAATCCTGCAAGACCTCGCCACTACGGAAAGCTATCCAAGCGAAACTCGAAGTCAATACCAACTTTTCTTCCAGCTCACCCGGATAACAAAGGAAAAGAACAGTATTCGTCATGATGACCGCTTAGACGCCCTTGCAATGGCCGTTCAGTACTTTACAGAGTCGATGGCCCTCACCGAGAAGAAAGCCATAGACATGAGGCTTGCTGAACAGTGGGACCTTGAACGACGCTTTATTCAAGGTGACGGTGGCCTCAAGATTGACGCCATAGGGTACGCACAAAGCCTAGAAGACCTTCAGAGGGCCCTAGGAGCCTCTACAGGGGGCTCTAACTGGATCACAGGCTAGATAGCCTCTTAAAGGCTTTTAAGGGCCTTTCTAGGGGCTTACGTCCTAAACAGCTCTCTAAGTGGCACAACAAAAGAGACTCCTATTGACACCTCCGTTAGACTCCTATTAAAGAGCAATTAAAGAGATCT